TTGTGCCCAAATTTCCGGTGTGATAGATCTCAACCCAAGGGTTAAAGTTGCCCGATGAATCTAAAGCAGACCGGAAGAGTATCCGGTTGTCATAGATATCATGCAGAATCTGATGGGGGTATGTGTCGCCGACAACATCAAGAAAGAATGCAGATGAAACAGGAGTGTTTGCAGGCGGCAGACCTGTCGTATATTTGTAGTGGCCTCCTGTCAGCAAATCATTCAAGTCATCAGCACTAGACAGAGCAATACGGTTTCCGTATCCAAATGACCCAACCATAAGCAGTCGCCCGACTGTTTTATCTGTTGCTGACGCCTGAACATCTCCGGTGTGCAAGCCCCTTTTCCATGCTGACCATCCGGCACCGCTGCTGTATCCCCTTGAAGCGATTACGCCATACATATCGACTGCCACGTGGAATACTGAAGGGTCGCCGTAACGTGTCGTCACAAAGACACCGCCTTTTTCGTGGATATCAGCAGGTCGGTGCAAAGTTGTCGACGTATAGGAGTAAAACCCCGCAGTAAGCGCTGTGTTGAAATCTGTTATGTACCCAATGGCAGCAGACCCAAGGCCAAAGGCTCCAACCGGCATCAGCTTATTTGCTGTTGTGTCATAAGGGCTGTCTTGGACATCTTCTGACTCAGACAACACCCGTCGCCACGCCTCAAGCGGGCCATTAACACGCTTGCGGAAATATTGTTCCCCGGTGATATAGTCAAAAAATATTTGTGCCGAAACTGACGCAGAGGCAACCTGGTTAAACAAAATTCCTCCATTCCCAGACGGGCGATCAGCCGTCGAAGAGCTGGTCACAAACAGCCCGGTTGGCAAGGCTATATCGGAACAATCTGCAACGGTTGGGAAAGCCGAAGCCGTCGTGTTCCCCCAGCCGAAAGCCCCAACGGTCAGCAGCCGACCTTCGGTTGTGTCAACCTTAGATTCCTGAACGTCTGCGGTAACTGCCGTGCCTGTATTGTTTGTGTGCAACAACTCAATCCAATCAGTCCATGTGCCGCTATGCAGAGTGCGATACTTTATCGTTCCAGGGTTCCCAGACACTCCGTAAGGAAATGCAATCTGAGTAACCGCGCCCGTTACATCATTAGACAGAGCAAGGCAATACCAATAACCAGTCCCACCAGCAGGCTTGTTTACAGACCCAGGTCCAAGGATTTTATTCCACCAGCCACCTTTAGTGATTGTGTTCCAATCGGTTGACACATCGACGCCACCCGCCATTTTCGGTACAGCGAACCCCTCCACACCACTAAGCCCGATACCAAACGCTCCGACCCGCATCAGGCTGTTAAGCGTCGTATCCGTGATAGATTCCTGGGCATTTTCATGGATCGCGCTACCGGCATCAATCACTTGACTGGCCGTTACTTCATGCGGGTTGTCTGTGCGGGCGGTGTGGTTTTCAAGCATTTCCACCGTGGCCATGGCCAGAGAGTTATCGATCAGGTGCGTTACCGATGCGGCATTCGTTACCTCCATCACCAGGCGCACATATAAATCCTTCTCGCCACCACTGCCGACAGCCGGTTTCTCCGTCAGGGGATATTTGCCAACGGCGATCAGATCGCCATCGGCATCAAATACTCCGGCCTCGCGAATCTCAAAGCCACCGTCATCAAGGGGGATATACGCTTCAGCAACCACCCAGTTGTCATTCTGGCTATGGGTGTAAAGCTGATTCAAATCGCTGCGCCACACCTCGTTGACCAACGACGATTGACCCGGCACCGGCTCAAAATACGCACCGCCGGAATCACCAACGGCAAACTGCGTTAACACAACAGGGTCACCGCCTGCACTTGCGGCGGCAATTTTGTTAAGACCTACGGTGGTCAAAATCACATAAAATTCATTCATATCATCCTCTGATTATGAAGGGTAAACTGTGACACTTTCAGCGCCCTGGATGCCGATGGAACACAACGGCACTGCACCTGAGCATGAATAGGTAAAAACTGTCTCGGCCAACTTTGACCGGGCTGGTTTGTTTTCGTTGATAGCCCATTCAATTTGATCCTGGGTCACAAACAGATCCGTACCAACCACCTCAACATTGACACGAAACTCAGCCCAACGAGCGGCATCCTCATCGCGTAACGATTCAACCGTGACCCGGCCAAAACCAAAATATTTCTCAAGGGCCGTTTCAATCGAAGATGCGCGGCCGCCACGTGCCCACCACAAATAGGCGGCCCGTACCCGGCCATAGAAATGCTCTTGCGTTTCCAGCGGCGCACGCACAATGCCGCGACTGGCGGCAAAGGTGTCCAGGAATTCGTCATCGCACAGTTCCGGCATGAACTGATCACGCAGCCACAAAATATGTTCCCTGGCACTGTCAAGGGCAGATGCTCCGCCATCAACCAGCAGGGCTAAAGCGCCGGTGCCTGTTGCCAGCGGCCAGCGCAAGGACTTTTTAAAATAGTCACCAAAGACACTCATCTATGCCTCCACTGCCCAGGTAGAGGTGACATTGATCGATTGCAAAAGTGCCAGGCCGTCATTGTCAACCGTGACGTCGGCCGACGGTGCCGTGACAGTCAACTGCTTAACCCCGTCAATCGACATTACCGCCCAACGCAACAGATCGAGCGGAACATCCTGACCAATTTCCAGCGGCGGCACATCGTCAATATCGTCCACCGTTTCAAACAGTGCCCTCAGGCGGCTTTGCGCTTCGGAAACCACCTCATCGGCTGTGCCATAGAGCAATACCAGGTCAATATCCACATCCACATAAACAGGGGTCGGGGCTTTGACCAGCACATCGTCATTGACCGGCTGCTTTTCGTCGTCGTTGTCGGTGCCGAGAATCTCTTGGTCAACGGCATCAAGCAGGGTCTGTGTCGGCAAACCGGCCGTGCCCTTAATGACAACATCAACAGTGCCCTGGCCACGCGGGTGCTGATCAAGAATCTTAGCCGCTACCACGCCATTGACTGAAAGTGCCCATGATTCATAGGCGTGTTTAGTGCAGCCGTTCAGCCCTTTCCAGGCCAATACATAACGGGCACGCAGCGCATCGTCTAATTCTTCATCGGCCCCTTCAGTCGTCAGCCAATCAGCACGATTTTCAACCGCGTCGACGCCATTAATGACCGTGACAATCTCACTGATCTGACTGACCGTTACATTGGCACCCTGGCCATACTCTTCAGCCTCAACCTGCACGGCGACTTCAGCCAGGCCATCAGCCAGCACAACATCTTCCAGGGTGACAAATCGGTACACCGTTCCGGTGCCATCCGGCGGCGTCTTTACAATGCGCCCGGCGCTGATCGGCACGTTCCCGGCGGTATCTGTGCGGGTGAAATATACGGTTCCGACAGCTTTTGTAGCCGCCTTGCGGGTAACGCCAACCTGCTTGCAATGCAGATCAAGCCAGCCGCCGGTCGCGGTATCCGGAAAGGCTTGCCTGAGTACCACGGCAAGGAACTGATAAAGCTGATACAGCCCCCAAGACCACAACTCAATCAGACCACGCACCACACCCTTATTCAGATTCAACCGGATCGGCAGCCACCCTTTAGCGGCATACTCATCTTGTTTGGCATTCAGATAATCAAACAGACTTTGACGGATCTCTTCGAGGCTCCGATTAATCAACTCGCGGATTGACATCGCTGATCACCACCTCCATTTTTAAGCTGTCGACTTCAATCACCAGGTTGTATTGATGATCGTCTTCAATAAACTTCCAAGAGCACCGGGCGACAATGCCCGTTTCATCCCAACTGGTCACACTGCACGTTGCCGTACCAACGACAACACGTGGATCAGCTTGCACCCGGCGCTCCACCTCCGCTTCAAACGCCATACGGTTGGCCGCCGTATTATCCTCTTTGATCCACTGATAAATCAGCGAACCAAAATCGATATCGTAAAATAACGCTCCCAACGGCTGGCGCAGGCGCAGTCCAATATCCTGCACGCCGGTTGCCACTCCCTCGGTCAGCACTAGCTCACCGTTGGCCGCAACAACGGCACCTCCTGAATCATCGAGCTTGATATCCTGTCCAAAAATATCGTCCATTTTTCACCTAATGACTGTGGAGGTTTGAGTTGCCAACATCGGTCAAAATCGTCCCGGTGGCGTGAATGTTCCCCTCGACATCAAAATTGCCAATCAGCTTAAAGTTGCCGGTTTGTTCCGTGTCGGCGGTCTTTGTTTCGGTCGCCGTTCCTCCGTCTGCAGACGTATTTGAAACATTGCCAATCAAATTGATCTGCGGTGCCTGCACGGTGGCCGCTGTCGAGGCCTTAACCAAGGCCGGACCGGTCACCTCAATAGTCCAGCCAGCGCTAACTGTTTCAGTTTTTTTGCCGCCGATTTCATTGATCCGGTCAGCCGTTGTTTTGTGAACGATATTTCCCTGCGGAGTGATCTGGATAAAAACACCTGGCTTTTGCTGAATGATAAACCCGCCAACCTCACAGGCCGGTGCCCGGTTGGCTTGCCAGCGAAAATTCGACAGGCGCGGATAGTTCGGATCGCCGTCGTAATAGGTGATATCGCACAGAGTCCCAACCTCCGGTGGGCATACAACACCTCGCTGTGGGCCGCCCCATAAAATCGGGATCTCAACATGGGGAATCACCGGCTCATCAGCGTCGATACTGTCATCGTTACGCAGCGGCTGCACATCGGCATAATAACGACCGTCGCTGGCGTAACTCTTCACGACCTTACCCTTACGCGGCACCCGGTAATACGCCCTCAGATTTGGCATGACCAACTCAACAACCCGCTTGAGAAGGGCTTTAAGATCTTCGCTAGGCCCAGCCATATTCTTCTCCATAGCTGATCCAGGTGCGGGCACGCTTCGGCTCGACAACATGCTTCACCCGTTGTACCCGAAGCCTGGCATCCACACCCCGACGACGATCAATCAGATTGAATTGACGGCTGTGCAATAAGCCGGGAACAAGTAACGATTCGACCAGGCCGAATTCATTGGCGGCAACAGGCGGCCGATGGGTCAGCAGACCGGCGGCCGTGGCAATCACCGGCACGGTTCCGGCCTCGTCAAAGTTGCCCCAATTCACACCGGATTCGCCCAGCCACAACGCCCAGGAGCGCATATCGACATCAAAAGCACTTTGACACGTAACGGACAGTTGACGTATCAGCTGCCATACCGGCGTGTTACTGGCGATCACCTTCGGCAGAACCATGCCAAGAGCGTCAATGCGACCAACCGGCAAACCCGTCTGCCGGATCGCATAAGCGACAATCGCTTCCGGAGTCTCGTTTTCCCACACCTGAGTCAAAGTCGTTTTCGTCAAGGCAAGAGCATCATCAGCGGCAATGATGCGCAGTTGATCTTTATTGCTTCCGCCACCGATCCGGCGCACAGTACCCGACCACAAAGCCGGCTCCTGGTTGCGGTATCCCAAAGAGATCTCCACCGCATCACCAACGGCCAGCGCCCGATAAAGCGATCCATCAGCATCCGGCAAATCGAAGACAGCCCTTGCATGAGGAATATGCCGCTCCGAGGTGATGGCACAACGCGGACAACGCAGCACCTGAAAATCACCGATCTTGATCTGAATACGAACACCGGAAATCTCCATCACGACAACCCTTCATTCAACCCGGTCATGAATGCGTTGCTGTCATCCTCAAGCACCGCCGCCGGTTCTGCCTCGGCCGTGGCCACTGCAGGGGTTGAAGTCAACACTTCAGAACTGACGGCAACCTGTTTTTCCTGGCGCACAACAACCGGCACATGCTCGATAAAACTCAGCATGGCTGAAATCATGTCGCTTTGATCATCTTCGCTGCTGTCCAGGGCTTTAAACACAACCTGATCCACACCACGCGCCCGCAAATGACGGTCTGTCACGGTGTAGACTTTTGGATTCGCACCGTTGTCTGTTCCCTTGAAAATATTGTTCAATGTGGCCAGCTTGCTGTAACAGTCCGACTGTTCATCACAGCCGAGATTTACGATCAGCATCACATCGGCATCATTCCAGCCCATGGGGGTTTTTGATGTGCCGCTAAGGCCGTCCGTTTCAGCCTCATCAAAACGCACAACGCCACGCACTGACTTATTCACCAACACGCCCGGCAGCAATTCGCCGCCCAGACGGATCTCACCATCCGCAAAGGTCAGATAACCATCAACCATCGTAACCCTCCACCAGCTCCTGAAGCTGTCGGATGAAGCTTTCAGCGTTATCGACATTCGGCAATACCAGCTTTTCAATCGTCAGCGTCATTCCCTTACTGACCGGCTTATTTGCCTGTTCTTTCACGACCCGTTCCTGAACCGCCTCAACCCTGCGTGGCGCTGCCACCGCCGGAGTGATATCAACGGCGGCCGCCAGGCTTACACCGGCGAGAGACGCTGCTACGGTTTTATGCAGGGCCGGTGTGGCCTGTTGAATACCCACACCCAACGTCGACATGATCTTTGATCCATTCAATGTCAGTGCTGAAAACGGCCCTTCCTTAGCATCGGAAAACGGCAGCATCTGGCGCACCTTTTCAAATCCGCTTCGCACCAGATCAGCCGGAACATCCAACACAGATCTGATACCGTCGGAAAGTGTGCCGAGGATCTTCTGGCCAGACTCGTAAAAATTCACGCCCTCAAGGAATTGCCGCACAGATGTCACGGCAGTGCTGATACTGTTGAGCGGGTCAATCATAAACGCCCAGATCGCTTTGCCGACACGGATCAGAATCCCGATAAAATAGCCCAACGAGAACAGCAGCATATCCACGTGACGGCGCACTGATTCAAAATGGTTATAAGCCCACACTAAAGCGCCTCCGAGGGCAACAAGGGCGAGAACCACCCAAGTGATTGGGTTGGCTAACAGTGCGGTGGTAAATCCCCATACCGATGTTGTCGCAGCAATCAAAAACCCCTTAACAGCAACCAAGCCAGTGCCAATTGCCGCCAACCCGACGGGGATTTGAGGCATCAACATCCCTAGAACACCCAAAGTGGTCAGCACAGCGCCGGACATCGTCAGCAACAAAGCAAACCCGGCAACCAGCAACACCACGGCGCGGGTCGTATTCGGCCAGGCAGTCGCCAACTCCTGAACCGCAACAAGAATATTTCCTAACCAGGCAAACAGTGGAATCAACACTGGCAACAACTGATTGCCAACCACCTCAACCAGGTTATGCCATTGCTGGCCGAGAAGACCTGTTCCGGCATTGATGTCCTGGTTCATAGCCGACGCCATTTGAGCTGTAAATGCCGACCCCTGACGCATTGAAACACCAAGACCGTCGATGTTTTTCGTCAAGCGGTCTATCTTGCCGTAAAACAGATCGATGACCGCTACCGCCTCCTGAGTACCAAAAGCTTTTTGAATATCCAGCTTCTCCATAGAGTCCAATGTCGAACCGTAGCGGGCTTGCAAAGTCGTTAATATTTCCGGCAAAGAAAGAAGCTGATTATTGGCATCGAGAAACTGCAAATTTAGTTTCGCCCCGGCGTTTGCCGCTGACTGGAGAAGGGCTTTATATTTTGTCCCGGCTTCACTGCCTGACATGGTGGCCTGCAACATTCCCAAAATAGAAAGCTGCTCTTCAAGTGGAACACTGGCAGTTGTCGCCGTTGCTCCAAGTTGGGAAATAGCCTGAGCCATTCCACTACCTGTCGTCTTAAAACTTTGCACGCTGGCCGCGATACCGCCGCTGAACAGTTCACCAAACTGCAGATCGGATAACTGGCTGTAGTAGTCCTTGTAAATTCCGTAGCCCGTTGCAAACAGGCTGGTCATTTCAGCCGTTGTGCTTTTCGTCGCCTTGCCGGTCAAGGCGGCAAGGCGGGTAAAATCAGCCACCCCGGAATCGGTTAAACTGGAAATGCCGCTTTTAATGTCATACGCCGCGCCGACGAATTGCGCCTTTGTCGTTCCTGACCAGCGGTTGGCAAAACGGGAGGCCTGCGCCTCCAGCGTCGCCAGATCTGAAACCCCGACCGATGAAAGTTCTCCCAACGCTGCCTGTGTCGGCATGGTCGCCTGCGCCGCCCCGGCCAGACTGTTGATCATTAACGTACCGGCTGCCGCCATGATCAGACCGTATTTTTTAAATTGGTCGAATTGAGGGCCAAGGGCCGCAGCTTTGGTTTTGATCCGATCCAAAACCCCGCCGATTTTTGTTCCAGGTCCGGATACGTGATCGACAACCGACATCAATATTCCCAGCTTGAAAATGCTCTCCATTTGACCTTTTCCCCTTAGTCGTTTATTTTTGAGACATGGAAACGTTTATCGGCATCATTTTAGGACTTATCATCGTTGCAGCCGTTCTTGGCCTGACCACACTGGCCTATAACGTTATCGCTGGGCTGATCTCTTCATTTACTCAGCGACTGACCGGCTCAACTCCCCCCCAACGCTTTAACCAGCGCATTGGTTAACAGCGTCGTTTTTCGTTCCTCAATCCATTCAGCAGCGGCACATTGCTTTAGCATCCGATCCAGATCCTGATCCGGCTCAACATTGAGATAGTGCCGAATCAGGATCTCCATTTGTTCAATCGGATTCTCTTCAAGCTCCGAGGCGGCTAGGCTTTTTTTACGTTAAACTCCTCAGTCAATCCCACTGCATCCGTTAACGCCTGACACATGGCCACCATCCGGCCCGGCTTTTCTGAAAACATTTTTTCCAGGTCATCTTTTGACGGATCAATCGCCAAATCCATCACCAGATTTTGAGCGGCCTGAGCCAGCTTCTTTTTCATAGTGGTGGCCAGATAACGCTGCACATCCGGCTTTCCCGGCTTTTTGAAATAGAAATTTTTGCCGTCATCGTCGGTCAAAACCAGGACTTCGCCTTTTTCCTTGGCTTCCTTAACTGCGTTACTCAACTGCGTCATAATGAGCTCCTTAAAAAAGTGATATTGGCTTATACAGCCGCTTCACCGCCCCATTTGATGGGGGAAAGAATTTTAAAATCAAGCTTGCGGCTTCCGACTTTTTTGTCCCCCTGTTTACCGCCGGTCGACACCTTGGTGATTTTGATATCAGGCAAGGTGTCCGTCACTGTAGCCATGTCATCATTGCCGTAACTGGCAACAATCGGGAACAGCGCCGCTTTGTAATAGGAGCCACCGAGAGCCTCTTTCAAACGTTCAGCCTCATCCAGATCAAGTTCCATTGATCCCTTGGCCGCATAGTTGCCTCGGCCGTAACCAGTCGGTGTTGATCCCTTGCCGTAGTTTTCATCAACCGGGCGCTCATCCTCGTAGTCGATATTGTCAATACCGACGGTCGTTCCTTGCGGCAGTTGAATCTCCACCGACTCCCAATCGTAGTTCAAACCGTTAATCGCCATGGTGTCCTCCTCATCCTTCCAGGCGCGGATCAAAGCTACTGCCCGCGTAGATATAACGGGCATACAGCTTGATTTTGCGAATGATGGGAATGCCGATCAAATCCATCTCAACGGCAACCCCGTTATTGACAATATCCTGCCCGGCCGGAATGGTGACAACGGCGGCGGCCAGCTCTTTTGGAACAGCGGCAATCATGGTGTTTAAAGCCATTTCAATGTTGGCCTTAAGGTATGCAAGGCCACTTGCGCCACCCTCGGCCACAGTATCGCCTGCCTCGTCATACATGCTCTTCAATGCGGCGATCCTAGCTTTACGCACCGCCTTAAACACCGTGCGCAGGGCGGTCAGATACTGATAATCGCTGGTCACATCAGCCATGGTTTTCTCATCCCCCCAATAAGCACTGGAGAGACCGGCGTAAAATTTAGCGGTGACAAACCCAGCCGTTTCGAGCATGGACTGATGACTTTCGGTGTACAAATCCGGCAAAGTTCCCTGTGAGATCCCGCCGTCACGTACCCGACCTGGGGCACGCATTACCGGGATAGACAGCAAACGCCCGGCGAACAATCCTGCCCAGTTACGCACCAGTCTTTTCCCTGACGTGTCAGCCACTTCACCATGGGCAACAACGCACGAAACAAAACCGTGGGCATAGCCCTGTTTGTCGGCGATCATGGCGGCTGACCAGCCATCCAGAGTTTCACTTGCATACGGCAAACGGGCTTCGCATAAAAAAAATGTCGGCCGATGCTGATTCCACAATTCATCAGCTTTTGCACCCATCGCCGCCCAATCCGTCGAATCAGATGCGCCGACGACATAGACAAACTCAATGTCATACAGCGACAGCGGTTGTTCCAGGGCGGTCATTACCGCACTGATCGACGGCACCGGGGGGAGGATCTCAAAGCGGTAGGTATCGCCCAGCACCATGTTTTCATCGGGCACGATGATTGTGATGCCGGTAGAGCCAACGGCAATCAGACCATCGGCCGGAATCGTTCGCTCTGCGCCTACCGTATCGCCACCGTCAAGGCTCAATTGATAGGTTCCCTCATTCAGACCACCGGCTGAGCTGACAACCAGTTCAACCGCAGCGGCGGCCAGGGCGGTGCCTGATGTGGTGACATCCGCGCCGGTTCCGATATGGGTCACCGGGCCAACGGCAGCACGAATCACAAAGGCGTATTCATCAGCGGCCACTAAATCACCAGCCGCAAGGGCTAACGTGATCCCCGTCGTTCCGATGGGGATTTCACCGTCCACCGGCACAACCACAGCCGCAGAAAAATTATCGCCGCCGTCTTGACTCAATTCGTAAGTCGCTGTCCCCGGTGCGCCGGAAGAGGCGATGCGAACAATGACATCGGCATTCCCGGCAACAACGCCACTGGTGGATGCAGTCGGCCCGGTTCCGGTCAGTTCAACCTCACCGACATAGCCACCATCAAGCCCGGCCACCGGCACGGCAATAATCACCGCATCTTGTCCGGCTGTCGCAAACATATCGCGCAAACGATCCGTCAGCGGCCCGACGCCGAGTAAACCTTCCAGGTCACTGGATTGGCCGAGCAGATAACCCGCACCAACCGTTCCCAGGCTACACACACCGACAACGATACATGCACCCTCAACACCGCCAGGTGCCAGACCACTTGTACCGTCAATCAGGTATTCAAATACGTCTTTCATAAAGCTCCTCCGTTAAGCGCACTGGCTTAATTTCCGCTGCCCTGGCGACGGGTGTTGAAACGTTCCACGGCGGCATCAAACTGTTGTTGAGTTACTTTCTTGCCTGCCGCCCATTTATTGGTTTTGCGCAGACCGGCAAGAAACCAGGGCTTCAGTTTCGCCGCCTCGGCGAGATCCTCAACCGGCTGAAGAACATCAGACGTTTTCGTTTGCGCTTGTGCCGGCACATTACTGCCGCTTTTGGTTTCCGTTGTTTCTGTTGCGACGGCCGTTTTCTCAGTTTCAGCGGAACTACCACTCTCTTTAACCTCGCTCGTTTGCTCGTCAGTTTTACGCTTTGACATAACGCACTCCTTATTTAATGGTTGGTTCAAATTCGATATCCGGGATAATTGGCACCCGGTTTTGGACATAAAGCCCGCCGATAAATGCCACTCTGACAATGGCAACATAGGGCCGGTCTCGGCGGCGATCATACTCAAGCTGTGTCTTGCTTGGTCGGGTAACATCCTGAAGCTCAACTTCAATAGCTCGGTTGTTTCCATCGGCTAAAACTTTGGTGTCAACAACCGCCTGCTCAAATTGGTCAATCAGGCCTCCCGAACGCATCAAATCGTCAAACGTGTCAGCATGAATAAAACAGCGCACATGCACTTCATGCTGATAGCGGCGGCGGGTAAAAATATATTCTGTGTTATTCTCAGAGCGCTCACGACTGATCAGCCTGCCATCCTTGCTCTTTCTGTCTTTCACGGTTTTACAGTGTAGGGCGTAGCGGTTGTTTTTAAGAAAATCACGCGGCAACTCTTCAAAATGGATTTGACTGTCGCCATACGGTGTCAAACCTTCAAGCTCAAGACCGTTAGCAATTTGCCCAAGAAAAGTTCTCAACGTGGTTATCATCGTTTCAGCACCTTAATAGCTGTTCCGGCCAGTTCCTCGGCCAGTTCACCCTGAAGTTCTTCATAGGTCGGCTGCCACAACTTGCGCGCCGGGATCACCGTGCCGTCGTCTTCCGGCTGTTCGTGGATCAGGGCAATGTCCGTTACTTCGTCGCCATCGTCGGTTTTTGCCCCACGCGTCACCCCGACCATGCCTTCAAAATCACTCGGCTGATTGGTCGTGATGTTCTGATACATTTCATTGGTCGCCCGCAGGATGTCAGGCGACAGGCCCTTGCGCGCCTTTTGGTCAGCGTAGGCCGGTGTCAGTTCTTCCCAGTCCAGATCCTGGTCATCAATATGAGCCAGCACCGTGCGTTCCACCTTTTTCAAACTGCGGCCGATCTGCCGACCGGTTTCTTTTTTTAAATCACGCGCCAGGGAACCCAACTTGCTCGACAGCAGATCCCAGTCACCGGTCAAATCCACCGGCATCAGCGCACCACCTTCAGCACGACATTCATATCCGCGTCGCGAAAGGTGCCGGTGCTGTCGATCATGGCAATGCCATACGTGAGGCCATCCACCTCGGCACTGTCGTCATAATCAAGCAACAGATCGCCGTCTTCTGAGATCAACCCTTTTTCGGCCAGGTAATCGCGGTTAAACCGCAGCTGATAACCTTCCTCAACCTCCTCGCCCTCATCCGTCACAGTCAGACCGTCCGGGGCCGAAGTGCTGGAGAGTGGCGCTTTACCGGCCAGCAATTCCACGGCACCGGCCGCAGCCGTGTGCAAAATCACCGGGTAGCGATTAAAGGTGTCGGCCACATCGCGCATGGCTTGGCGAAAATCATCAACGGCACTATCATCGATCAAATCAGCCATGGCTTACTCCACAATCACCAGGGGCACGCCGCCGTGGGTGGCGTCCTGCAGGGTTTCCTCTTTCTTGGCGATTGCCGCGTCCAGGCGAATATCCATCTTGGTGAGGAAATCCAGCTTATCGACAAAAGTGGCGCTTCCGCTGCCATCACCCTCGGCGGCCTTGAGCGATTTCTTGTACTTACTCATGGCCGGGAGGATCAGCGCCTTGGCCGCCTTGTCGGCAATCAGGCCCTTTTGCAGGGTGGACAGATCCGCCTCGGCCAGCCCTTCATATCCCGCTTCAGCCTGTGCCTCTTCAATAAAGGTCGGCAATGAGGCGGCGAATAACGCCGCCTCATCCGGCAAGCGATTCTCAACCAACTCAGCCAGGGTCGCCATTAGCCGACCTGGAAGACTTGGGCTGCATCAGTAAAGATGCGGCTAAAGCCCATCACCTGGCTGATCACCGTACCCTCGATCTGCTTGTCAATAACCTTGTCGGTTTCAATCAATTCCGCGCCGGTCTCCTTGACCAGTTCCAGGGCGGCTGACTTGTCCAATTGAACAATTTTGTTGTCGCCAAGAGTGGTTTCCGTCCAGTTGAATTTTTTCATATCATTGCCGAACGGTGTCGCCAGGGTTCCACTGCGGGCGGTATCAAACAGGCGACTATCCTTGAACTCTGTCAGCTTGAGCATGGACTTGAGCAGTGCTTTCTTAGCCGTCCACACCGTGGCTTCCCAGTTGTCCATATCAAGGTAAAAGTCGAGCAGGTTGTCATAAGACAACGCTTTTGTCGTAGCCGGAGCTGCGTTGCTGTTGCCGTCGCCATTGATAATTTTGTACATGGCATAGGCCACCATGCGCTTGGCAAGACGCTGACCAATCAACTGCATGTGGATGGAGAACAACGGCAGTTTCATCCGGCGCAACACTTCATAGGAGGCCTCCAGCTTGACGCCAATTTTTGCCAACTGGATGGTGTTGTTTGCCGAGGTGATGGTGACCGTCGGGAACGGAGTTCCTTCAGAGATCTTCTTGAAGTCCAGCTTTTTCTCACTGAATTGCGCCTGAACCGACTGATAGACACCACTGTCAATGGTGGTTTCTGTGGCCACCACATCAGCTAAAGTCAGATCCTGGGCACCAAGACCGGCAATGCCGACACGAATATTGCGGTTGATGAATTCAGGAAACAGCACCGAATCATCCGTGGTACGGTAAAACCGCTCCACCGTGTCTTTGGTCAGGTTGATATCCTGTTCCATCAACGCAAACTCAAAGGCATCCAAACCTTCCTGCTGCGACGGTCGTTCCTTGTTCAACAGTTGCGTGACTGTCATCCCGCCGTTCTGTGCCTGTTGGTACATTCCTTTTTCGAGTTTAAACATTCTCTTTATCTCCTTGTTTATGCGTTACGCGATTATTTAAGGTCGATGAACAGGGTCATGTCGTCGGTATCCACAGACACCACGTCATACATGCGGCCTGTGCCAGCCACGGCCGGGGTCTTAACGCCACCGGCACCATCAGCTACCAGTTCCACATAGCCAGCCGTCGGGGCATCGCCGGTATACGTCACCTCGATAAACCCGCTACGCTCAATCGCTCCGGCGCTGCCGTCGAGATCCACCTGACCAACACGGCCATAAAACACATCCTCGGCAGCACATAACGACACAGTGTTCGATGCGCTGATCTTGCACACCTGGCCGATATGTTCGGCGGTGATGCCGTCCAGCAGGAAGGTGACCGCCACAACGGCGATGCCGGTAAAATCAATTCCAAACATGGTCAAATCTCCTTTGATAGATGCTCAATTTTGTTGTGTGCGTTCCTGCCCGGTTCGCCGTCACCTGCCTTGAGTTATGAACTGACTTTGTAATGCTCAGGGTTGCGGCCACTAAAGGAGTGTTGTCCATCCCCTGTTGTTGATGAACGACGGGAGAGCTTTTCGCCGCACTTGGGACAATTCAGTGGCACCGATTTATCCAGTTCGGCGCGGTATTCCTCCAGAAACGCCGTGGCGGTTTCCAAATCGGCCTTTTCCAGAACGTTGGTGACAAACGATTGCTTAGCCTGATCGCCTTTGAGGGTTTTATACAGGGTCACCGCTTCCGCGCGGGTGGTGGCAAGATACTGTTTGCCAACTTTGGCATCAGCCGCCAGAGTGGTGTTTTCCTCTGTCAGCGTCTGCAATGCCGCCAACGTCTTCTGCTCGACATCCTCCGCGCTCGGCTCACCCGCCGCGTCGATGCCCAGCTTCTCCAGGAACTGTTTACTGAACTTCATATTGTCTTCTCCTTGTGAATTGGGCTGGTCGCCACCACCGGCTGCCAGCGATTTTGCAAAGGGATCTTCGCCCTCCCAAACGATGGACACCTCACCGCAGTTGGTGATTTTGGTGACAATGAAGCGCACAACTTCACCATCGACCTCTGTGCCCAGATAATCATAAAAATTGCGCAGATCAGGGTGGCTACGTTTAAACTCAAACCACACTGTCACCGAGGCGCTACGTAATGCGCCGATCTCCACGCCGCGCGCCAGCCGGGAATCAATGGTGCGGTCAATCACCATCAACCCGTTGATGCCGGGTGGCGTATTGTCTTCATCCCACCAGGGGGCTTTTACAAAGCCTTTCCAGTTGTTCACATCCGGCGTGTGGTTGGTGTACAGGGTTTTATCCGCAAAGAGCGCCACGGCGTTTTTAAGCACCTCACCCTGGCTGAAGTCAAAAAAGCGGTAAGGGGTACACGCCTTAGACAGCAAGCGCCACGGTTTGACCAAGAACTCCTCATTGCTTGCGTATTCTTCGGGGATCTCACCGACCTCCAGTGTGAAAGCAGCCGTCTGTCCCTCGGTCTTGTGACCAGAGGGCATCAGGCCAAAATTTGCCTTGGCCGTATTGGCCCCAAGGATCTCCACGCCAAACTGCTTGAGCAGATCCTTGCCGGTTGGTTGCTGGCTGGTTTTGTTTTTCATTGTTGTTCTCCTTGCCAAAGCGGCGATTTGAGCGTTTATAAACGGCCACGGCTGCCTTAAATCTGAAAACACGGACAACGATGGCTTTTTGCTTTTTGTGGCGCCCTACAGCCGATTTTCGTTATTCAATCCTCGGCGGCTTTCCGATGACGACATTCCGGGTGGTACGGCGGGCTTTCAAACCCCTGCGCCTGCAGTTCGTCGTCTGACATTTCCTTCACTTCATCCAGACTCAGCGTGCTGGACAGAAAGGGGGGCAAGTCTTCGACATCTTCAAAACCTTTGTCGACAATCGTTGCCAGTCGTGAGGCGGCAACCTCCACATCAAACACCCGGCCCACCATGGCCAGACAGAACTCACAGACCGGCGCTGTTTTCGGGCCGACAATGCGATAACGTTTGAAGCCTGACTCATAGAGGCTCAACGTCTGCCCCATGTTCTGCACCCTGGCAATGGTTGTGCTGACAAGTTGAACAATCTTGCGTTGGGAGGTACGCATGACCAGGGCGGGAAATTCTCGGTTGAATTCGTCCCAGGTAGACGCATCCTTGATGTTCAGTCCCTTCGAGATATATTCCTGCTCCAACCAGTTCAGGAACCGACCTCCAGCTGCCGTGTCGCGGGTCAAATATTCACCGGCCCCGAACAGCGTATTGTCGATAGCGGTCAGGTAGCGCAGGGCGTTTGCGTCCACCACTTTAAGGTTCAGCCCAAACTGCACCCGCTGAGGTTGGAGTTGGTAGAAATCACGCGCCGACGCCTGCAAATAGCTGGTATCTTCATAGCGATAGGTCTGCCAGGCGTCGTTGACATGGGTGGCGCAAATCTTGTTGATGGCCGACTTTTTCAACCCGGCAATCAACGCAGTTTTGAATGCGGCAAACACGGCAACAGCGAACTGCTGCGCTCTAATTCTGGTCGGTGACCTGTCGCCGGGCTTATAGTCTTTTGCCGCTTGCAATGCCGAAGTGATGGCGGACTGTTCCGGGGCTTCCAGAACGGCAGCCACGGCAGCGGCGTAATTCTCCTCGCGGCGGTCCTTACTGGTGGCCAGGGTGGCTTTCACGCTTAACGTGTCGCGGCGGTGTTCATAGCGCCCCGCATCGGCGTTGAACACGAACCGGGCCGTCAGCATGCCCTCGGGCGGCACGTCACCGGCCCCCCGGCCGGTGGCTTCGTCATAGCCCAATTCGCGGGCGGCTTCATCGTCGCTGATCAACCCGGCGTCCAGTTTGGCGACCACGTTCTTGATTTTCTGGCCATCGGCTTCAGCCTTTTCCTTTTCCTGAAAACCGCTGTTCTCGTTGAATGTCACCGACACGTCAACATCGTGTCCACGCAGCAGGGCGTCGAGGCGGTAGCCTTTTTCCAGGAACCGCTTGATCATGCGGCGGGTATTCCGCAGCTTGGTCAGCAGGCGGTCAAAATCCACCTCGGCATAGGTTTCTGTGGTGGAATAGCTGCGACCGGCTAAAGACGGCGGGATATCCAGCGCTGAGAAGATCTGTTCTTCATTCAACTGCCAAATCTGCTTGGCACCGGCAGCCGCACCGGACGGTACAGAGTTGTGCTTGGCTTCCTGATCCTTGTAATGCACGGCCACGCCCTTGTTGAAGTTACTGGAGTAGGAGGCAGCATAGGCTTTGAGCCTGGCGGTCAACCGGGCCTGGTATTTTTCATCGCTTTCACCAGGCTTGCGCTCAGGAATCTCCAGCGACACGTCCAAAAAGCCGAGCAGCCCCATCTTGCGCAGGATATGACCGATGTTGCCCATAGCATCGAGCTGCATTTCCAAGTTCTTCAACGCGGCCAGAAACGGCGGGATACCATAGGGGCGGCCGTCCTTGGTGATCATCGGCATATAGCTGTAGGTCAGCGGGTTGAGTTTGACCAGGGCGCGATCCATGCGGCCGGTGTCCTGGTAGGGACGCCAGGCATTGTTTTCCATGCGGTGCCGGATGGTCTTGACCGGCGGGATCACCACGTCTGTCAAGCCGTCCAGGATGCGATCAGCAACTACCCATTCTCCGCTCAGTGCGCCATTGAGCGGAACTTGACGCAGGAAATGATTGACCAGACCGTCCATGCCGCCGCCGGTGGCGTAAACCGTCCGCGCCAGATAGTTGATGCGTTCAATAAACGGCTCCGGGTTCTTTGCCGTGACGTTGACCTCGTGCCCGGTGTTGCCCAGATCGGCGTAGATCTTAAGTGCCTGGCTGACATTGGGGTTGTAAATACCCAGAGGCTCCAGGCAGTACAAATAAGCCAGATCAAAATCAGGCGTGGCAAAATCGTAGAACCCGGCCAGCTTGCTGAAGCTACTGCCAAGGCTGTCCACCGGCTCAGATTCGCGGCCCGGCTGAATATCCGCGACTTTTAGATTTTTTCGACGAAACCAACTCATGCAGCAGCATCCTCAAATTCAGGGTGAACATCTGTGGTTTTATCAACAGGATTGCCTTGTGCCAGGCTGACGGCCCCTTCAAGGGCGTCTGCGCCGTCATCGTTGACGTTTTTGTTCAGCAGGTAGATCAACTGTTCAACCACCTTGTCTTGGTCGCTATGCCCCTTGATGAAGCGGATCTTGCCGAACTCGACCAGGTAAGAGAGCGTCCCAACAATACGCGCCTCCTTGTTGGAGCTGTGATTCACCGGAATCCACGGGATATAGCGCTTTCTTTCCTTGGCATAGGTTTGGATGGCTTCGTGGAGAAAATCCTTAAGCATGTTCTCCTCAATGCCAACTTGGCCGCCGTATTCGTCATGCTGGGCATAGGCCGCGTCGAACATGCCGCCAGGGCTGGTGTGGCGAACAAACGCGTGGAGGCAATAAAAGATCATTGTTTCCCGATCCACGGCCACGGTGACAATGGCTTTAAAGTCGTTGTTTTCACCGTCTTTGGCGCTGGGATCGCAAAAGCTGGCCACGAACAGATCCTTGCCGACCAGATCAGACAGCTCGTAATAACGGAACCATTCCTCCGGGAAAGGGGAACCCTCCGCGCCGGTCAAGTTCATCATTTCGGCGTTGAAATCGACGGACCCCATGCTGCGCTTCTTTTTCAGCAACCGCACCAATGGCCAGCGAGACGGCCACAGTGGCCTGGCTTGCGGGGTGTCAACATCGATAATGGCCCGGTAAATCTTTGAGCGATAAAGCGGCTGACCATCCTCATCTTTGTCAGCGATCAACTGCGACAGCACCGACTTGGGATGGAACAAGTTACCGATCATCAGGAAGCAGTAGCCCGGCCCCATGGAGCCGATCACGGCCCGGCGCAACCAGCGCAATCCTTTGGTGACCTGCTTTGGGTTTTCGACATTGATATCGTTTTCAAAGTCGTCAACCACGGCAAAGTCAGGGCGGTGTTGGCGATTCTTCAGGCCACGGACTTTTTCGCCCCGGCCACGCGCCAACACCCGCACGCCGTTGCTGGTGGTAAAATCGTTGTTCTTCCAGATCGCACCGACCAGATCACCAAAGTCATTTTTGATACGCTGGTTTTCTTCCAGCTCCAGTCGGATCGGCAAGGTAAAGCCGGTGGCCTGATCGTTTGTGTCGGAAACAATCATCTGAAAGCGCTTGAGCAGATAACAGATGTTTCTGATCGGCACGGCAAAGGTGAAAAACGTTGATTTGGCGTGTTCACGCGGGGCGGCGATCATGGCGCATTCGTCTTCAATTAGGCTGAATTCTTCCCACTCATGATGGAAGTCGCCAAAATCCGACGTAAAGTAATGCGGCAGATAGGTCTTGCAGAAATACAGCAGATCGTATTGGGCGCGTTCTTTACGCTCTTCCTGCTTTTCCGGCGTGTCATCCGGGAACGGCGACACCGATTCCTGTATCCAGGACTTGATATCGTCGGCCCATTTGTCAAACCGGCTTTCTGTAAGATTGGGTCTTCTACGCATGTTCAGCCTTGAATCTGATGGTCAATTCGTCAAAGTTACGCGCCAAAATTTTCAACCCTTCCGGGTCGATCTCTTTCAGGTTGCGGGCCAGCCATTCGATGTTTTCCAGAAAGACTGCCGGGCGATCAAATTCAGCTCCGGCCATTTCCCGCTGCCGGGCCTCTTCCTCCATCTTTTCCTGTCGCTGGATTAAGGTTCCCAGTTTGGTCAAGCCGTCCAGGGTGGCCGGGCTGAGGCTGCCAGCCTCGCTGTTTTCAAGGTGGGTCATTTCCCGGTTGAACAGGGCGCGCAGGCGTTCGCCGTTGCTGGCCTTGATCTGCCGTTCCCTGTCCCATTCGTCAAACTCTTCGCCGGGCTTCAACGTGGCTTTCTTCCACGCGGTCAGCGTCTGGCGGGAAACGCCCAACTCCTCGGCCACGGCGGTCAGGTTGCCCGTGGCGACATAGCGCATCTTTGCAACAGGTTCCAGCCGGGCGCGATCTCCCTTTTCAGCCATTAGCCGAGTTCCTTCTCCAACCGCTCGATCTGACTGTTAACCACGGCCAGCTCCGCCCAGTCTTCCTGTATGGCATCCATTTTTTCAGCCACGACCGGAATATTCAGGTCATCAACCGGCACAATGACGGTATTCAAACCAGCGCGGACGTCAGCACAGGCCTTTTCAAGACCCATCCGCATTTTCTTTTGTTGCTGCTTTAATGCTTCAAGCTGGCCGCGTGCGACCGCCCGTTCTTCCTGCAAGCCCATTACTTGCCTCCTTTTTCCCGGACCGCCGGGCAAAACATGTTGTTGTCGACCTTCTGCACCAGGGCTTCGAGGGTCCGGGTGGTCAGGGTGATGATCCCGGTCAGATCGTCGGCCAGTTTGTGGTAGTCGCGGACCATTTCGACGTTGTTTTCGTACATGCGGACTACGGCCTCAAAGCGCTCCTTTTGGCCGCTGATCAGTTCTGTTGTGCGGTCACGAAAATCAAGAACGATCTCATTGACCCGTGCATTCTGATCGGCGATCAGTTTGTTCATGCGAGCGTTCTGCTCGACAATCTGGGCACTGAATCGCCTGTTTTGATCGGTCATGGCATCTGTAAATGCCGTATGGGATTTATCCGAACGGCGAGACAGGCTAAAGGTCACGACAATGAGCGCCAGCCAAGGACCGACAAAGATCAGGAACAAGGCCAGTGAGAGCGGCATCGCTCCAACGGTCTTGATGATGGTGGCTATCGAAGCCAGGGCAGCTAACTGTTCAGGCGTCAAGATGGCCTCCTATGCCGATTTCAGGCCCTGAACGGCCGCTTCAATTGCTGCGTTGATCATGCTGGTTGTGACCGTGGTGCCAAGGGCGACGCCTTGAGACTTCAGATCATTAACAATCAGGTCGTACGCAGCCTGACGCTTATCACTTCCAGACCCATCGGCTAAACTCTGCGCTGTTGCTTTAACGGCCTTGGTTGCCGCATCGGCCAACACCGGCCCGGCGGCCGACATGAAAATGCTGACGAACGGTTTCAGAAAGCTCCAGGCAGAGGAGAAAAACAGCTTGAAACGACTCATGACGATTTCCCTTTCAGTTTTCGGGTGAGTTTCTTGATCCAGCGCACAACAGCCAGATCCCAATCAAAGTGATAGGTTTTCTTAACCATCCAATCACGCTGCTTGAGCGGGTTACTGCTCATTGGCAGACGCCTGGACAGCTTTGGTTAGCTTGTCTCCCTTATGGCCGATGCCGATGGCAACCAGGCCGCCGCTGATGGTGGTCAGGGCTTGCTCAAGTTCCATCGGCGGCAGGCCGGTATCCGGCCACAAATAACCGATAAGACCGACTACCCCGGAGAGGATCAGGCCAATGCCGCCGATAATGGTTTTGTAGCCGTCCAGTTTTTTTGCACCCCATTTCACCAGGCGCACGGCAATCCAGTTCTTCATGCGTCATCCCTCCAGGTGGTCAATGCGTTGATCATGGCTTCAGCAATCTGCTGCCATGCGGTTTCTGACAGTAGCCAGCGCAGGTCGGCCGGATTGGTCATGAAGCCGAATTCAAGCAGGCAAGCCGGGCAAGCGGTCTGGGTGAGGACAACAAACTTTGATTCCTTGTCACGGTCACCGTCGCTCAGATCCACACGCATCACTTTCCCGACGGTGGTCTTTTCCAGCTCCTCAATCAGAAGCTCGGCAACCGTGTCGGATTCAGTGCGGCCAGGCGAGGTGAACACCTCCATGCCGGTGGGTTTTGAATTACTTGCAGCGTTGCAATGAAAGGATAAGAACAGTGCCGGACGGTACACTTTGGAGAGTTCGGCACGTTGTGACAGGGTAAGCTGCAGGTCATTACAGCGGGTGTATGCGACGTCAAAGCCATACATCAACAAAGCATTGCCGACGAGCTTGGCAATCTTCAGATTGATATCCGCCTCACGAACGGCACGATTCGGCTCTTTGGGCGTAACGATAGCGCCGGAATCGGTGCCACCGTGTCCTGGATCAATCAAGATCAGTGGTTTCATTCGACCATTCCTTTTTTATGGAAATGGCGGGGAGCACATGCTCCCCGCTTCGCAGGAAGACAGCGCAGGGGCAGGTCGCGCTGTATGGTCAAATTTTAGGTGGTGCTTCTTTGATTGTTCAGTGGAAGTGTTTCAGGAAAAAAACAGGGGTTATGCGAAGAGATCGAGGTTGCGTTCAGCGTCGTATTGCTCACGACACTTAGCAATAATGGTGCGAATTTGACGGGAACACAGATTATATTCTTTGGCCAACTCATCGATATTGTGGCCGTTGAATTTTTCCCAAATCTCCCAATCACGTTTTTCAATGATGAGAGATTGGCCTTTAGGCACATAAAATTCAGTGCCGCCATGGTGGCTGCGGAAATGCTCGACAGCTTTCATTGCGGCATTATGCGCGATGGTATTATCAATGCCGTTTTCGACAAGCCCTTCATGGAGGATGCGACCAACCTCCAGAAGTGTGTCGATTCCTGGGCTTTTTTTCAAGCCTTTATTGCTCATGACCTTCACCTGTTGCACATGGCCCGGTTGTCCAGACCTTGATTCCATGCAAGTTGGCAACAGCTTTAATCCGGGGAAGATATCGAGAATCTGACTCTTTTTCGAGGATCAATACAACGCCAGGTAACCGCTCGGTGCAAATTCCGTAATAAAGAGACTGCCCAATACTCTCGGCCCATTTTGAGGCAAAATCAAACTCAATAGCATAGTCATCAGTCAAACAATCAACGCGGGTGCCATCCTGAAGACGATACTCTGTTTCTCCACCGACAGCACTACACCATTGCGCTTGATATTCACGCTCATAGCGCAAGTGGGCAGCTGAAACGATGCTGGGCAGCACAATAAGCAATACGATGATCCATGTTTTCATTATCATTTCTCCGGTTTATGGTGCTTGATATAGCCCATAATACGTTCATCGGAAAATTCCATCAGCCACCAATGAGGGCCATACTGTTTTTTCATGCCGTTTTCAAACAACTTCTTCAAGGCTTCAATGGCCAGATAGGCATCCTGACTGGTACGCACCTTGCCATTTTTAACTCTGGCGCGTTTTTCCAGGAACAGCTCCAGGCCGTTTTCCACTCGCCAGTCGATCAGTTCGGCGAGGATCTGAATCTTCTCCCGCTCGGCTGGGCTGGCCAAGGAAACCGTCTTGCCGCTTTGCTTGGTCGTGCGACGGGCAGGCTTGACACCTACGCTGCGCCAATCCGGGTTGACGGATTTTAGCAGGAATCCCTTTTTCTGTAAGATATCGATAAATCGGTTGGCCTGGTGAAGATCAAGCCGAGTGCAGCTTTTGACGCCAAATTCAGCCATGAGCAGTTCGCGGTAAGCGGTATCATCCATGCTGAGTTCTTTTCTTGCCAGCTGTATAATTCTGATTTGTTTGTTAGTTATTCCCGCTGGTTTTGCCATAATTCCCCTCCGATGCTGATTTGAAAAACGCCGCTGCTGTTTGCCGATCATCGTCACTTAACCCCTCCGGCAGATTCTTACGCTCCGGTCGGCGTGGCATGTTTGCGTAGAGGTCTTTCGGTTCCGGCCAGCCGTCAAAGCTGCTGATCAGTTGCTCAAAGCCCTCGCGAATGCGCGGCTGATCTATTTCACGGATAGTCTGATTGCGTTTAACCAGGAACCGTTCAAATTCGGATGCCGTAACCAGGATGGTGTCTGCGGCTGGTGCGCCATTGCGTTTGAGTACGATCAGCCGGGCCAGTCCGGCCCCGATCTCTTGTTTGAGCCAGTCATCACCGGCCCATTCCAGCAAGCTGGCCGCCGCTTGCTTGCTTTTGCTCATTGCGGGCTGGCGGTCTCTCTTAACCTCAGATGGCCGAGGCTGATCGGTTGACACGGTTTCCAGCACGCTCAGCAGATAGTTGTGGTTTTTAAACGGCTTGCCCGTGCCTTGCTGGCGCTTGGCGTGGATCGCCTCCACGGTGTCATGCAGGGCAATGGCCAGCCGCTCCGGCTCAATGCCCAGCGCAACCACTTCATTGACCAGCTTGAGCGCCTTGGTATAGCTCAAATCGCGCTGCGCGGTGCGAAACAGGCCGACATACTGCACCAGTGGCCGGAATAGCTGGCCCTGCTGTGATAGAGCAATCAGCAAATCGCGCCCGGCATCGCTGGCGACAATGGCCTCCAGACTGAAGGTGCAATGGCAGACGGGGCAGCGTAGTTTCATTGCAACCTCAACCGATCTTCGCCGTTCATTCCTGCATGGAGCTGAGCCTGATCACCGGCTTGCATCCCGGCAAACAGAGATCCAACGTCATCTTTTCTAGCTTTTTTATGGTTTCGGTTTGTTGACTTCTGCAGGCTGTCGCCATGGTTGATTTCAATCCATTTGGCGATAGCGTCTTGCTGTTCCGGCTTAGGAACCAGGGCGACAACTTTCCTTGCTGCCGTATTTACCCAGGCGCGGCAAAAGGCATCAGCCCGGCGCACCTTTGTTGCTCGTTTACAGCGTTTGAGTGTAGCCAGGTGTTGCTTGCGATCCCGATCCAACTGGCGGCGCAGCACGTCAAAAGCATAACTGGCCAGCTCTGCGGCGGTATCAATGCCGATAAACTGCACCGATGTAGCCCATCCATAAAAACCGACATATTCAGGTATCAGGATCAATTCACAGCCAAAGGCTCTCGCGACCATCTGCGCTAGAAATTTTGTATGTGTGGCTGGATTTTTCACCTTGCCGACAAAGGCTTTCACCTCTTTGACGTCAGACAGACGGACATGGGTCATGGTGACGTTATGTTTCTGCATCAGCTCTTGAGCGCGTTGCAAGGCCAGTGCGGCCTCGTGAGCGTTGCTTGACTTCGACAAAGCCAAGAGCTTTTTGATTTTTTCAACGTGTTCCTGGTTCATTCTTCACCTCGTACTGATTCAACCCACACCACCACGCGGGGGCTGCGTTTCATGGCTTCGTATTGGCTGAGCGGCATTTTCACATCCATGCCGATATGGACAATGGCCTGGGACTGCTCACCAACCACGACCCGTTTCAGATCCATGATTCCCTGGCACGGTTGCGGCCAGGTGATTTGTTTGGCTTTTGACATGTTCAACTCCGCATGTGCAGTGATATCCGTTCCAGATCTGACCGGCGGCGCATTCGCCGCTGTGGCCAGCAGCGATCAGTTGCCGCATTTCGCAGGCTTCAGTGGCGTAGATGCCACCTTCAGGACTTCTTTTCCTCAACCTTATATTCCTTGCGCTGGCGGTATTCTTCCTGTTTGCCTTTGTTCCACTGCTGGATTGGTCGGAAGAAGCCCACAACGCGGCTATACACTTCTGTCGGTGCTTTGCACTTGCTCATGATTCACCACCTCTGTCTGTTTACGCAGCAGAATTCCAAAGCCGAACCCTCCGCAGTAGCAGAGGAGGAACAGCAAGAAAATCACCGGGAAAATGCCGTCTTTTTTCCATCCGTTATAAAAGCCCAGCCCCGTCGCAGCGATGCACCAAATCAGGGGCATGTAGTCAAAAAGTTTCATTGCGATTTCCTTTGAAAAAGTCCCGGATGGGTGAAGGAGGTTAACCCCTCCGGGCAATGTCGTGCTTCTGGCTGCTCTTCAGACCAGGGCCGCCACACCCTGATGACAACCATTTCCCTGGTGTCGGGGAAATGGTTGTTTCGCTATTGTTCGAGTTGATTCTCCACGGCATAGCCGTGTTTGCAGCGGACCAAATTTTTGTTGTCAGGATGCCGGATCAGCCGGTCACGCTTGATCAGCCACCACATGGCGTCGTCGAGCAGATATGCCATGTCTTCAACCGGCTGACTCAGATCAAACCAGGTGATATATCCGTCGTCGGGGTTATCCTTTGGTTCTGACCCGTGACAGGTCAATACCAGCTCCAGATCGGCAATGGCGGCGGTGTCGGCCAGGCAAACAAGCCGGGCGAATTCCTCGGGTGTTAATTCGGATTTCAGCATGGTCATGCCTCCCGGCGCACCAGTTCGCAAATCTCCGGTTTAACGAATTGCGTATGCGGCTTAATCCACTTGTTTTTCCACTGGATTCTGATACTTCCCTTGCCAATCTTGATAACGATTGCGGCTTCCGGTTCAAAGTCTGGATCGTCGTTGACCTCAATTTGGTCGCCGAGTTCAACGGCTACACCATCGCCGTAACGTAAATTTTTCACTTCGACGATCTTGGTAATCTTTCCCCAGGAGCGACATTGCGGACACACCAGGTGGTCAATGATGTAGGGGCCGTCAGCCGTATTAATTTTTTCAACCCTTTTGCGCTGGCCTTTAAATTCCGTGGTGGCGCAGCGCTCATTGTCACAAACTGCGGTGACCTCAAAGTACGGCACGTTCACGGTGCAGCCCTCCATTCTCGAAAGTGTAGATTTTGTCACCATCAAGCACACGCATGGGGCTAGTGCGTTTGATCGGTCGTTTTCCCTGGTTGCTTTTTCCATTCCTGCCCATTTTTTCACTCATAGTTCCTCCTGCAATTTTGCGCGTTTTAAACAGCCTCTTTGAGTAGTTCTTCTCCCTCTTCAAGCAGCGCCGCGACCATCTTGTCTATCTCGCTTCCGACCGGCTTGATCTGCACCTGATCGGTGTCGTCTGTGACGGTGACGCCGATTTTCTTCAGCTGGGCCACTGTGAGATTCCCCAGAGGCGTTTTCAGCACGGACTCCTCTTCTTTAATCAGGGTGTCGGCAATATCGGAAAGGTGTTTTCGAATCAGCTTGATCACGGTTTCTTCGTCATCAAAACTGACCTTTCCTTTCTCTTTTCTAAAGCCAACGCGCACCCCGGCAATGACCATGGTTTTAGGTTTCTGGAAATAGCTGGGGCTTTCTTTGATGGTGGAGTGCAGTACGGCCTGGCTTTCGGCGACGTCTTCAGCTGCAGCCTTAATGGCGGGCAGGTGAACGCGCTTGACCTTCTCCAGTTCGTCTTGCAGCGTCTGGACTAAACCGCTGAGGGCTTTGTGTTTGGTGGCGAAATCCTGGGTGTTTTTTTCAATGGTGGCTAAGTCGCTCATGGTGTTGTTTTCTCCTTTTTAAAGTGACCGGATCACATCGGCGGAAACCAGCGGCTCCCCCATTTCGTGGGCCAGGTTCATGGCGCGCATGACAAAGTCGTTGATGACCAGTGGATAGGCGGTACTGATTTGGCGGCCGGAATCGTCCGGCTTTTGAAAACGGCTGGAGATCGCGGCGTAAGCATCATCGGTGAAAACTTTCTCCAACTTGACGCCAACACTGTTGAACTTTACTGCCAGGTAGGCTTTGAGCGATCCGTTCAACCCGGCAATCTCGGCAACCTGCAGGCGCTGGGTCACTTCGCGCAGATCAACGTTTTTTTGCGGCAGAAACATTTCTTTCAGCTCTGGCTGGGCAATGAGAATAATGCCGAGTAGCTTGCGGAAACCCGCTTCGTCTTCAAGTTCATGGAAGCGTTTGAGGTATTTCAAGGCTGGAACGGAGAGGTCGTGTGCTTCCTCGATCATCAAAACGTGACGCACTCCCTGTTCAGCTTGTTCAATGATCAGCCGTTCTACCTGACGGGCCTTGGCTTCAAGGGTCAGGCGGGGTGTTTCGCGGCTGATATCGGAGATAATGGCCTCACAGAGGCTGGCGGCTGTAACTCGCTTTTTGTCGATAATGCGGGGGAAAATGATCAACACGTCGCCGTCGGCGCACAGTTGACGGCGGACTTTTTTGCGGATCTCGGTTTTTCCGGAGCCTACTTGACCGATGACGGCCATAAAGCCGCCGTTCCGCGCCGCATCGATCATAGCGGCTTCAATGTAGCGGTGTTCGTCGCTCATGTAGACGTCGCGGTCTGATCGGACCAGAAATTGATTGTTGAACATGCCGAATTGTTTACGTGCCCCGAGTGAGAGCATGGTGACCTCCTTAGTTTCTGTTTCATCCTGATTGCCTGGCACAATTGCCGCCGGTTTGTTGACGCCATTTGATGCTGGCTTGATTTTGTTCATGTGGCAGCCTTCAAGCGGCTCCCAGATACTTTTTACGTCACGTTTTTCCCGTTTAAGTACGGCCATCATGCCTGCGTGTTCACTAACAAATTTTTCAAGTTGCTGTTTAAAGCCCGGCATGGAGCGGGGAATATAGGATTTGTTGCAGAGTAAATTAATGGTTCCCCCCGATACGCCAATCATGGGGCCAAATTCGCGCTGGCTGATATTTGCGTCGGCCAACAGTTTTTTTAGATAGATTTCCTGCACTGGGCAGTCCCAGCCGTGTGGTTGATCTGATTTATGTCTTCCTGCCATTGCTATCTCCCTGTCGTTTATTATGCTTGTGCCTGGCTGGCTTCGTCTTCGCGCCAGTCCTGCCCTGAGGCAATAGCGTTAATCACAAAATCGGCCTGATTGACGTCAATCGTAGTGCCGAAATATTCTTTTAGATCCCGGTTCATTTCCGGGCTGATGCGTCCGGCGGCATCGCGTAGTTTTTTCAAGAAATCACTGATCGGCATGTTTTGAGCGACCAGATCCCGACCTACTTCCATGGGTGTGCCGCGTTTAGGTAATGCGGTCATGTTGCCGAGCTTGGCGGCCTGGTTGCCGTGTACAATGACAGTGCCGCCGAAAGGCAATGCTCCGCGCTGGCGCTCTTCGCCATAGGCCAAATTCTCATTGAGCTTGCGAACCTTTTGGGCTTCTGTTTCAGCCTGGGCCTTGTATTCAATGCCGATCACGGCGGCATCGTCGCGGAAGCCGTTGGCGTCTTTGCCAATGGGGTCAACCAGGTATTCTTCGTCGTTGAAGAGGATGGCGACCTGCGGCAGATGATAGGGGCGGCGGCGCACTTCGACGGTGACCTTTGGCCGGATGCCGGGAATGTCTTTAAGCTGATAATCTTCGTTATCAATGGTGATGGTTTTATCCTGGCGCACGGTGCGGGTGATGACCGGCTCACTGTAGATCTCGTGCAGGAGTGAATCCTCCGGCAATTCTCTGAGCTGTTCGCGTTGAATCTTCAACCAACAAGCGGTCCGCGTCATTTTGTGGCGGCTGTGAATACGTGTCGCGTTGTAGTGGACCATCCAGTCGTGCGCCCAGGCGTTGAGCTCTTCAATGGTGTAGGCGGGTTCCAAGTGCAAAGTGCATTCAAACTGCCGCTCGACAATATTTTGCGCCCCTTCGGCGCTGCCCTGGCGGCGCGGGTTATGCGGCATATTGAGTGGAATCTTAATTTCCAAGGCTTTGAGGAATGCCAGAATTCCTTTGGCAATGTTGGCCGATCCGGCGTCCATCAACAGATGAAACGGCACGCCGTGTTGCGGGTATTGGCTATGGCCGATGCCGCGCCAGGCGCTGGTCAAGAAGTCATAGGTGATGCGCTGGTTTTCACCGGCCGCGACGTAGTATTTCACAAAGATGGTGCCGCTATAGTGGTCGACCAGGACCATACGAATCAGGCGCTGCTTGATTTTGTCAAAGTTCTTCGGTTTCTTTGCGCGGAAGTCTCTTTCATCGAGAATCGCCAACCCTTTGCCTTTTTTGAGGCGGTATTGGATGCAAATTGACGCATCGAAAATGTGGCAGTAGTTGGGGTGCAGGCTTTTCATGCGGATGCTCGGCGTGTCTGAGTCCAGGGCGGCTTTGTTCATGGAGCGCTCCTTTAAAATGGATTGCAAACGGGATGCGGACACCTGGCCGGGCTGGATGACATCGTTATCAACGGCTATTTCAAGCGCTTTTTCTACGGTCATAATCACGCCTTTGACCTGTCGTTCTGTGGCTTGCATCAGGGCGCTGACATATTGCAGCTGGTATTCTGATAGCCCGGATTTCAGCGCGCCTTTGTCCTGGCGCTTTTTGCGGCCGCTGGTGTAGCCGTTGGCCTTGGCGACGCGATAAAGGGCATCGCGGCTTTTCCCGGTGAGTTGCTCATATTCCTCAATGATTTTTCCAGCTTGGCCGTGTTTTGCCGCTGTCAGCCGCGCTGCAAGTTCCCGTTTCCACTCCATGGCGGCTACTCCTCGAGATATCCTTCGGCGATTCCAATGATTTCAACTAGATCATCCTCACCTTGCTGTTCGCCCTCTTCAAGCTCTTCAAGGAGGGCGTCAGGATTCCAATCGTTGCCGTCGGTCTCATATAGATCGCTGGCGGCGGCGTGGTGTGCGGTGATAATGCGCAGCAGGTATCCGAGGGTTTCAACAAGCCCGGCTTTCATGCGTTCGGTGAGTTCTACGTCAAACGCTTCGTCGTCAACGCTGTATTTTGTGAGAATTCCGTCTACCACTAGCTTGTCGGCTTCGAGTTGTTTGAGAAAGGCCTCTTCACCTGGGGCAAAGCCTTGTTTCTTGGCGCGTGATTCGTGTTTGGCAAGCTCTTTTTCCTGCTTATTGATGAGATCCTCTTTACCCTTGATGATGCGATCTTTTGCCCGGACGGTGGCTTTTGCCTCCTCGGCTTCTTGCGTTTTGGCTTCGAGAACGTTTTCAATGGCGGCCTGCAAGTCAATAACGTGATATCCGTCAAGGGGGATAACTTCTCCGTCAATCGTGACGCTGTCACAATCAAGCTCTACGGTGCCGTCATTGGTAAGCTGGCGCAGTTTCTTTAAATCTCTATAGCCGAGACCAAAACCGCCAACCGTTTGCAGAAATGTTTCGCCAAAAGTGGATAGGTTTTGAAGATCAAGGTCTACCTTCTGACGGGAAAAACCTAAATATTCACAATATTTATCCCATGACCCAATACCTGGGAGGTCTCTGTATGCTTTCGACTCTTTAATCTTCTTGAGTTGCACCAAAGTGCCAACCGTTAGCACTTTTTCCATAAAGGTGAAGGCTTGAATCCGTCCGGCTATCTCATAACTCTCGGCAATTTGCTGTTCACGCTGCTGTTGTTCGTTGGCTGCAGCGGCCTCTTGCTTTTGTTCCATGTCGACAACGGCGAGAGCGGCTGTCGTTTGTTCATCTGTTGGTTTCTTCGCCATCTATCTCTCCAGTTCGTTCAGTTGTTCAGTGGCACTGGCAATGGTGTTTTCAACCAAGGCTTTTTTACGTGCCCAGAACAGCGCCAGTTCCATCCCTAACTCGAAATGCTCTCCAACCCGCCGAACAAACCCGGCATCTTCAAGGGTGGCAAGATGGCACATGATGGTGCCGTTTGCCGTGTCGAGTGCGCGGGCCACTTCCTGGCCGGGGATCGGCTTCTTTTGGGCAGCCAACATCTTCAAAATACGGGTGGTCAATTCCACCGCTGCAATGCGTTTATAAGTGGTCATCAATCATTCTCCAGCGGAGAGTTCCGCAGCATCGGTGCCATAAGTACAATCAATCCGGCACCAAGTAAGTTAATCCATGGGAACAGCGGCCCATCCGATCCGGCCAGCGAGATCCCGGCAACAAACAGAAAGGCAGCTATCCAACGCATCAGAACATCCCCTTAAGTTGTTTTTTGTAACGCTGCAGGGTTGCTGAGGCTTCGTCTATTTTCCCAATGGCAGCCAGTCTAGCCTCTTCTTGGGTAACGACCTGACCTTTGATGCTTGCGGCAATAATCTTTGCCGGTGCCAGCGAACTGCAGACCACCGTAATGGCGTAGAGAGCACATGCGTCTATGGGGTATTTATACGGCCGTGAAATGTGGTTATTAAGCATGTCAACTGAGAGTGGACGGTGACATTCTTTGGCTTGAAACTTTTCTTCTGATCTTTGGAGTAGCTGATTGACGCCATCACAAATTTGTTCTCGGCTTAAGCCGGACTCCTCCTGAGCAGACTTAATAGACACTCCAAGCATCATGCTGATTTCTTGCTCAGTTTCAGGCGCATCACTTGGCATGATGATCATTGATGAAACGAGTTTCTCTTTATCTTTTACATAGGCCTCCACCGTGGCAGAGAAATCTAAAACACCCTGTGCAGGATCAAATTTTTGCTGTCTAGTTGACATTGCTTTCCCTCCCTCCAGATCAAAACAAAATTAACTGTTTGAGATTGCTTTCCGCCCTTCGCACCGATACGCTTTTCACATCACACAGGAGGCGCAATATGAGTTCTGACATGTATCCGATCCGGCCCGGCGATACCTTGAGCAAGATGGCAGTTTACGAACTGTGCCGGGACTATCGAGCTATTACTATCCAGGTCCGCTTTTGCCTGTTTGGCAAAAAAACCGGCACTTACAGCGCTATACCGATCATCAAAGATGACTACGCAAACGGCGAGTTTTGGGGCGCTGGTGACACCGAACAAGCGGCGTTGCGTGATTGCCTGGCTAAGATTCAGCATCTGTCGGCCCCAGAGTTGGATGCTCAGCATTCATAGTTCCGACAAACCAGGCCTCCCGCTCGGCTTTCTTGCGCTGGTGGCGACAAAAACAACAGTTACAGTCTCCGCTAAATTCAACGCCAAACTGAGCGGCCAATGTCTGCTTCATGGCATTAAGTTCGTGTTCCAGGCTGTTAATTTTTTGGAGGTGAGCGTGAAGTTCTTTATTTGTCTGGTCAGCCATAACAACCTCTGTTTCAAAACTGTTTTGACGTTGGTTTAGCGATTGCGCTATAAACACTATTAACTAACTTGTTATTAAAGGCTTAGCTGGCGGCGCACTGCGTCATAGGTTCAACACGGCGAGGACCGGGACGGCGTGTTGGGTATTTTGTTGGGAAAACCTCTTCAACTGGTTTCTTGATTGCTTTGGCGATTGCCCGTTGTACACGGTCTGATGTAGCCAAATCGTCGATCACGCGATAAACAAGTGTCGGCGAAACATCAAGCTCTCTAGCTATTTGGATTGGCCTTACTTCTTCGTCAATAAACGACTTACGTCTCTTTTTGGGGGTCACTTAAAACACCTCCTTTTTTATGGCGGCGGCAGGTTTGTTTTTTGAGTTATTTTTATAACTGACAAAACAACGATAGTACCCTTTTGGGCACTATTCAAGTGTAAAGTTCCCTATTGGATACTTTTCTGTGTAAGGTACTGTTTTTATGGATTTTTCAGACAGGCTAAAATTATTAATTTCCGAGACAGAACTGACTAAAGACCAGTTCGCAGCAAAATCCGGGAAGAGCAGAAATCAAATATTTAAGTATTTAAGAGGCGAGACTTTACCCACTGCAGATTTCTTTGAGACGATAAAGAAAGAATTTCCCTGGGTAAATATTGAGTGGTTAATCACTGGGGCCGGAGAAATGGTGTCGGATAGTTATAGACAACAGAACGCCGGAAGTTCTCAGGTCGCAACGGGAGATGGCAACGTCCAGATCGGTGAAGTCGGCAATGGGCACGTGAAAGTTAGTATCCCATCAAAAGGAGTAACACTTACAGCACCTAAGCGTGGTTTGGTTTTAATTGACGAGGTAGAACTGACCCTACATGAGTATGTTTCAAAAAAAATAGCGAAAGAAATCATAAAAAAGCTATCTAAATAATATGAAGTGAAATGAAGGGGAAAACGTGAAAAGAGATGTCAGTCAAAAGGTAAAGGGATCTGACAATATACAAATAGCTGGCAATGTCAGCCTAAATATATTCAATAAAGACGAAACAGACGAAATTCTTAGTGCCGTTCAAAAACAGCTCTATTTTCTTCTCTCTTGCGGTTTGATTGCAACGACTATCCCAGACTCAATAACAAACCAGGTCGCCTGCATAATCGTTCTACTCTCTGCTGTTCTCATCTTCGGCATTGCCATCTACCGATCAAATAACAAATGCAGCAAACGCAGACTGGCGGCATCAGCCATGCTACTTCTTTCACTGGCGAGTGGCTGCGGTGGCCCAATGCTGGCAAAAATTCAAGATCCAAAACTTACAGACCTGGCAAGCAAATATAAAGCTGGAACGGTTGAAGGTTTTGGCGTTTTCGGTTTCGGCTTGGATGACATAACAATTGAATCAGCAGCCAACCAGGGTGAAATAAAGAATATCCACTTTGTCGATTCATCCCGTAGCTATGGCCTGATCAGCTACGCGAAGGTAACAGTATTCGGCAAATGATGACATGCAATGTATGGAGGGTTTTATGATAGAAAAAAAAGTGGTTATTCCGGCAGCATTTACACAACAAGGAAGAGACAAAAACGCCGAGAAGCTGAAGGCAAAATATGAAAAGGCAGGCTGGACAATCAAAGAGCATATCAGTGGCGGTATGACAAAGCCGAGCTACCTGATCGTCCAGAAAGAATCAGTTGGCAAAGAAAAGACACCCAGCTCCTTAGGCTGGCAGCAATGGGTTACGCTGGGCATTTTGGTGTTGGCTTTGGTCGCATACACTTTGGGCGGCGAGGATACGCCAAATGCTAAGAGTTCGCCCCCAAGTCATCAACTTAATGTTGACCTGTCACAGGCTAAAACCTACACCGTAATAGGAAAAGACGATTTCAGCTTTTCTACCAGATCAAGACTTTCGTGGTTTATAACATCGCCAGCAAATACAGCTGAAGAACGCGCCCAAACAGCGATGAAAGCCGCAATGGATCTACAGTCTATAACGGGGGCCGACTTGGCATCTGCTTGGATCGAAATAGAGCCAGCACTCGCTAAACAAGGAAATGCTCTGGCGATCGCTTACTATGCACCGGATAACGGAGGATTTTCAGGTGATCAGAATTGGACATGGCAGGTTAATGCCTCAAATGATCAAGTAACTGACTTGCAGATTCTGATCGCAAAGTCCTGGGAACAAAATAAAGAAAAATTCAGAGGTCAGGACGGGATGATTGACGAAGAAAATCTCACCACAATGCTAAGCGATGCTATCGGAGTTCCCCCAAGTGAAATACATCCATTATGGATTTCAAGATCAGAATACAAAGTCGAAAAATAAATCATCAAAACAGTTTTGATAAAATGCAAAAATATAAAGTCGGTAAAGCAATCGTAAACCAACGTAAAACCAATTTATCGTAGTAATGGGGTATGAGTTATCGTGCCCCCCCTCAGTTTTTGCATACTTTTGAGCGGCCAATCAAAAGGATGTCGGCTGCCGGGACGAAACCCGGCG